ATTTTGTTTATGCCGATCCCCCGTATGATGTCGAGTTTACCNAATATTTTCAGGATGGTTTCACATTTAATGATCAGATAAGATTAGCGGAATGGCTTGTGTCGCTTCCGTGTACAGTGGCTATTTCTAACCAAGCCACTGATCGTATTTGTGATTTGTATTCTCGTCTCGGGTTCAAATATGTCATTCTCGATGGTCCGCGTCGGATTAGTTGTACTGGCGATCGGACTCCAGCAAAGGAGGTTTTAGCCTACGTTTCCAGGTAATTCGTGGGGGTTCGCCATGAAGATTGTTACAGGTTGGCTNCGACGCAGCTACCTTGCAGACGGTACAGACGGTTACAGCTGTGACTCAGATGCTCAAGAACGAGCCAAGACAATTATTCGACTTTGGAATCAAACATTCCCAGAATTCAGCTACCGCGACTTCCGCCAATTCCTCACAGAAGTCGCAAGCTCTCAGAACGCAATTAGCTTGGTGCGGGATTGGAAAGAGACGCAGGCGGAATGGATTATCCCAATAGACGATGACGACTGGATTCTGGATGGAATAGAGCAAGCTCTCACGAACGTGCCTGAAGAGTTCGTCCTTGTTGGCTGGTCAGTGCAGGTAGCGAATTTGCTACAGGAGCCGGGATTGTTTATTGAAAAGGTGCATTGGCAGACAGGCCCCCACTCCTGCGGCTACGCGGTGCGGAAACGCTGGCTCGAAACACTGACGCCGCGACAACTAGCCCTGATCCGCGACGACCACCGCCACGTCCACCGCTACGTGGACTTTTCCGGGCACAAATATCTGTTTTACGAAAATATGTGCCTTGCACAGTACGTCTGGACTCCGGCCTCCGTATCTTCTATTAAATCGCCGGAAGCCACACGGCTGAGCTTCGCCACAGCCGAGAAATATCNTCNCTTTGCCGAACAATGCGAATCTCAGGGCCACACTGCCGTTGCGAGGATTGCTAGGAAGCTGGCAGAGCTTGCTCGCAAAAAATTATGCGAAAATGTGCCTTTCTCGGTAGATATAGAGAGACTTAGATTGGGAGAAAGTGTAGATGAGCACACCCACACCAGACGAGATTAACGCGATCCTTGCTGACCTGAGGCAGGCTCTAGCCGACTACACAAAGAAGGCTGGAGCTACCCGCATCAAGGTCGGAGATACGGAAATCGCCTACGACGTGAGAGAAATCACACGGCTTATCGACTACTACGAGAACCTCTTGGCTCGACTCAACAACCGCACCACAATTGTGAAAGGGCTTAGTGTAAAAAATGCCTTCTAGAAACTCCNTCGTAAAACGCTTAGTAGCAGCTGCTAACCGCTTACTGGGCTACCAGGCGGTTGTTTCCACGCCGAGGCGCTCCCAGACTTTCCTTAAACCTACTCTTAAGAGCGAGGACCGTGTGTTACCGCACCATGAGCGGTCGAAGCTCATTGCGCTTACACGTGACCTCGTTAGAAACTTCAGTGTGGTAGCCTGGGCTGTGCGGCAGCACTGCACCTACGTCTCCAGCTTCACGCCCGCCATTCGTGGGGTACCTCAGGCTCTTAAGCAAGACATAGCTAGACGCCTGCACCAGTGGCAGCAGCCTCATAATTTCGACATAACGAGGCGACGGTCACTTTCTGAGATTCTGTTCCAGGCTGAGTGGTGTCGTGTTGTCGATGGCGATGTCTTTCTTATTAGCCTTGATGGCAAGTCCGTTTTCCTTGTGGAGGGGGATCGGGTTACAAATTTCAAGGAGGTTGAAGACCAGTACAGCAAGCAGCTTGAAAGCGGGCANTTNAATTATGTNGAAGGTGTCATAATCGACACCCTCGGTGCCCCTGTCGCTTATTCGATCGGACGCCGGGCTGCTTCCAGAGAGGGTCTTGAATTCGATCTTATCGCTTCAGCTGTCAACACTTATCATCTTGCCTACTGGAGTAGGCACGACCAGGTGCGTGGCATCAGCCCGCTTGCTTCGGCCGCAGCCGTGTTTCAAGACCTCTACGAAACATTAGATTANGAGGTCACTAAGCACAAGATCGCNCAGCTATTCGGGATCAAGATCATTCATGAAAACACTCCGCTCTTCNCTGCAGCGGATGACACACAGGAAGAGGACTACCCAATCGACTTCGGCCGAGGCCCTTACGTAGTTGACCTTCGACCTGGTGATGACATACAAGTCATCGAATCGAATCATCCAGCAGCCACTAGCACGGACTTTTATAAACACTTAATCACGTTAGCTTTAAAAGCTCTCGATTTGCCATACTCGTTCTACGACGAATCTGCAACCAACTACAGCAGCTCTAGGCTCGCGTGGTTACAATACCTTGCTACGGTTAAGCAGAAGCAGCAATCTTTGCTTAGCTTCTTGCACTGGTTGACCAATAAGTGGCTCCGCAGCTCGATAGAAAACGGCGAATTGCCNGAAGAAGCGTATCTGGCTTCGATTGAATGGGTGCCGGTTGGTCAACCATGGATTGATCCTTTAAAGGAAGTCCAGGCGGACGTGCTAGCCCTGCAAAATGGGCTTATTTCAAGGCAAGAAATAGCTAGGCGCCACGGAAAGGACTACGCGACCATTCTTGAGGAAATTATCGAAGACCCACTCGCAACGACTACCATTGCAGAGCAGACTGGGATCGATGTTGAAACCCTTATCAACCGGGGTCAGACGGAGACTTGAGATGCCGATGCCTAATTTTCATGTTGTTCACCTGAAACCGTTCGATGAATTCGATCCGGCCACAGTGCGCACCGAGTACGGGGGGCTNGTCTTCGGCGTTCAGATGCCAGAGGACGTGTGGGTTAGATACGCATTCCACAAAGAACGGAAGGAAGAGCTCCCCTTCAGTGNNGGTTTTCCTGCCGACAAATACACACTCGACGAAATCACGGCCTTCATGAATGAGGCGGGAATCCCTTACATCGAAATCATACCTGCTTCCAACCAGGAAGCCCTTCGTGGCGTGCGTTTATTGAGCGTGCGGATTTCGAAGGTTGGTACGCAGGACAGATTCGCCAATATGCGCGGAGGCGGCAGGGTGAGAAAGCTGGCTTTCTCTGGCCTTGCACGAACATCCGAGCCAGTTGTGGGCTGCGATGGGGTCCTTGAGTATGACGACGTCGCGACGCTCAGAATCAACTCCCTCACGCTGCCACTCGACTACGCGCATAACTTCGATGTTGTTGTGGGGCGTGTCACATCTATTCGCAAGCGTGGAGGGAACCTCTATATTCGAGGCGAAGTAATCTCTGCACGCCCCGGCGATCAGGCTGACGAAATTATTGATAGTCTGCTGGCGGGGCGCCCTCACCAGCTTTCAATCTTCTCAGTGGCCGATGGAAAGTCTGTGGTTCGTGAGATCACAGAACCAGACGGAATTCACGAAACACCCTGTCGCGTCTACGAAAACTACGTTTTGCGCGGTGTCGCCATCTGTACCTACGGTGCTGACGGTAACACTAAGGTAGTTCCCAAGAACCTCGTAGAAGAAGGAGTTGGCGGTGACATGAGCANCACTCAACCAGATCTCGACCCTACAGCTCGCATGCTTAGCGAAAGCGAGCAAGCGAAATCGCGGCAGCCTGAAGGAGCTCCNGCCGNCGATCANCCTCCGGATGTAATGGAGGAAATCGCAACGCTTAAGGAGCAGCTTAGGNCGTTTGATGAGCGCCTTGCGGCTGTCGAGGAAAAACAGGCCGCGTTTACCGCGCAGCTGGAAGGGGTCATTGCGACCCTGAACCAGGTCGTCGAACAGCTTAACGCAACCTCAGCTGAGGTCGAAGCTGTTCGTGAAGAGACAAAACGAGCACACCTCCCCAGCTTCACTCCGGCTGATGTCTCCAAGCCGAAGTCGGCTAGGGAGCGAACGTTAGAGTATTTTAAGTCTGTTGTTCAAAAGTGGTGGAATTGATTCCTTTGAACCCTAGAAAAATAGGAGGACCAAAGCATGCCACTTCCAACAATTGCTGACCTTGTTGCAAAAGCACGAAATGCGGACCGTGTTGTCGGGATTCTTGAAGAGGCAATTCAGGAATTCCCAGAGCTTCGTTACATTCCTGCTCGCGGAGTTGAAAAGGATGTTTACACCTACGTGAAGCGGACGGGGCTACCAACTGGTGGCGGGTTCCGGACTGTCAACGACGGAGTGNCTCCTGGAAGCTCCACCTATGCAGAAGTCACCGTCACGCTTAAGCTCTTGAGCGAGATTTTGGTTGTGGACAAGGGCGTTGCACTCGCATATGTTGATGGGCCTGAGTCCTATCTCGTGACCGAGGCGATTGGATCGGCTTCTGCGTTCCTGTCGAAGCTGTTGAATCAGTTTTATTACGGTACGCAGAATGACGCAAACGGCTTCCTTGGTCTTGCGGATGTTGTTGACCCGAGCATGGTGGTGAATGCGAGTGGTACGACCGCAAACACCGGTTCGAGCGTTTGGGCGCTGCACTTGAACGATCCGAAGGGGGTCTGTCTTGCCTTTAAGGCCGACAGGAACATCAATCCCATCGAATTTCCGGATCCGATTGAGCAGCTCATTCCGGG